TGGCTTTGTTGCGAGAGAAGTCAAGCCTGATTTGGAACTAAATGTCTAAAAATAGTTTATTAACTTAAGTAACTTAACTTCACTTTCTAGCTTAACTAATTGTTAATTAACTCATATATCAAACTTAAGTTACTTAGCTTAATTAACTTTTTTCCATCTAGCAGTACCTTGCTTAACTCTTAATTATTATAATTAATTAGCTTTATATTATAGACACACATATCATTTTTGTGAAAATACAAAAAACCACTACAATTTCAGTAGGGATGAAAACAAAGCCAATATTTGAATCTCTTGAGAAAATGAGACCAAATCATATATCATTTAGTTTGTTATTGGCAATGGCAGTTGATGAATATGTTAAAAGCCATGCCACAAAGAATAGTAAAATAACAGAATATGATTCATGTTTTGTATCTTCCAAGTTTCCACTTATGATGGCAACTATGGAGAAATGGAACATATGTGTAACAAAACTCTCAAATGATGATATATTGAAACTACAAGAAAGATTAACACAGTTACAAAATTGTGTTAGAAAGGAGGTTTCAAAACGACTATGATTGTCAATAATATGACAGAATCATTACAAGCTGAGGTTATGCGTGATGCACTTTATCAACATAACTATGTTGATGTAATAGATGGTTTGAGACCTGACTCTACTTTTTGCTTAAATGTCGCAGAAGAACCATTTTTGAGTATATATTCAGATAATCCACAAGAGTTTATGAAGACTCTCAGAAAGAGTATAATTCAAGTAATAGTACAGAAACGAGGTGTATCAAAATATGAGATTATTGAATCAGCATTTAGTGACTTAGTAATTAAATTGATTACAGATGAAGCCATTAGTATGCATGATATAACATCAAAGCATGAAAATACCACGGTTACGTTTAAATGCCAAATTATAGCAATAGATTCACCAAAAACATATGTAAAGAAGGCTACATTCATATGCCCATCTTGTAATGCTGGATATGATGTTGAATGTAATATAGACAGAAAAATTCATACACCATATTGTTCAAATCTATCATGTAAAAGAGCAAAAACAGAAGTGGATTCTTCAACCGTTCTTACTGATGATGTTCAAACAATATTAATGCAAGAATTTATGGAAGATGCCAAGAACAACTCACCTGTTATTTTGACAGGTAAACTTGTTGGTAAAAACATTAGAACATCTTTTGTTGGTCAAAGAAAATTAATCACAGGTTTATTTAGAAGTATTGTTGACTTGAAAAATAATGAAAATGATGTGTTTATTGACATTCTTTCTCTTGACGACTTAGAAGAACAAGAACCAATAATTCCATCAAATGATGAATTGAAAAAACTTCATGAAGATACCAAAAAACCATCATTTATTAGTGATTTGGTTAACTCATTTGCTCCGAGTATATATGGGTATGAGGATGTGAAACTTGCCATTCTACTTGAATTGGTAGGTGGTGTTAAGACAAATAAGAGAGGAGATATTAACACATTATTGGTAGGTGACCCATCAATGGCAAAATCAGAATTATTAAAATTCGCAAAACAAATAACACAAAGGTCTATCTATACAAGTGGTAGAGGTTCAAGTGCAGCTGGATTGACAATAGGTATGGTAAAAATGCCTGATGGTAGAATGGTTGCACAGGCTGGTGTGTTACCTATTTGCAACAATGGATTTGCATTTATTGATGAGTTTGATAAGATGAATAAAGATGATCGTTCTTCCATGCATGAAGCTATGGAACAACAAACAGTTTCAATAGCAAAAGCTGGTATTCAAATGACATTACCAACAAAAACAGCTATACTAGCAGCAGCCAATCCAAAATATGGTATATACGATAGTGAAATTACACTTAGAGATAATATAGATGTGCCTGCACCATTACTTTCTAGATTTGATATGATTTGGCTCATTAAAGATAAAGTCCATGCCACCGAAGATAAGGCAAAGGCAACTCATATTTTAAATTCTTTCACAGATATAAATACAGATTCATACATGACAGATTTAGAACTTATGGCTTTCTTAAACCATGCAAGATCATTGAAACCAAAATTACTAGATGAATCAAAAGCAAAATTATTAGACATATATGAAAGAATGAGAAGTTCAAGCTCAGAATCAAAAATGCCTGTTGGTATTAGACAGTTAGAAGCATTAGTTAGAATGTCAATGGCATATGCAAAATTAAACTTGAGAAATGAAGTTGGTATTGAAGATATTGAGAGTGTTGAAACACTTGTTAAAATAATGTATGAGAGTTTTGGTCAATCGTTGGATAAACAATCTGTACAACAGCAAATATACTTTGACAAAAAGAATAAGAAACAACATGATTATCTTTCTGTTTGGAATAGTTGTAAGGATGAAAACGGTAATGTACGTCTAAAACAATTCCAAAAAACCTTAATGGAATGTGGTATGCCTGAGGATGAAACCAAACGTTTAATAGATAGATGGGAGAATAGTAATGTTATTAAGTTGAATAAAGATGGAAGCTATAAACGTATATGATGATAAAATGGTAAAAAAGAAAGAAGAAACAGCAACCGTGGGTGAGGAACTAATAGTAGATGATGTTCCTTCTGGGGATCTTAATGATGCAAAACCTGAGATAGATTTATCTGTGTCACAATTAGATGGTGTAGGAGCTGTTACTCAAAAGAAATTAGAAGCTTTTGGGGTCACTAATATTATTGATATATGTGTACGAGGTTCAAGAGAAGTATCTGAAATAACAAGTGTTAGTAAAGCAACTTGTGATACTTGGGTGTTCAAAGCACAAAAACTATTAGAAGACAATGATTTGATTAGAAAAGCCGATATGGATGTTACTGAATTATTAAATTATCATGATAATTTACCAACATTAGGTACAAAGTGTGAAGAAGTTGATAATCTTATGAGTGGTGGTGTAAAACCAGAAGCCACATATGAGATATATGGAGAATTTGGAGCTGGTAAAACACAGTTTTGTAATTCATTAACTTGTGAAGCTATCAAAGATGGTGGTAATGTTGTGTGGATTGATTGTGAAGATACCTTTAAACCAAGACGTATTATACAAATGTTAGTAGCAAGAGAAGAAATAACAGATGAAGAAGCCAAAGATAAGTTAAATAATATTACTTATCTATATACACCAAACACAGAACAATTACTTGGTACAATTAATGCTCTTTCAACAACTCTTCTAGAAAAGAAACCAAAGTTAGTTGTTCTTGACGGTGCTATTGGTCAGTTTAGAGAAGAATATCTTGGTAGAGGAACACTTGCCGATAGACAAATGCAAATAGCAAGGTTAATGACTCACATTAAGAATATATCATTTTATTTTAGATGCCCTGTTGTATTCACAAACCAAGTTCAAGCAGATCCAGCGATGATGTTTGGAGACCCTATAAAACCAATAGGTGGTAATGTTGTTGCTCATGCTTCAACATATAGAATATACTTTAAAAAGTCAGGTAAAAAAAGACTTGCAAGAATGGTAGATAGCCCTGAACACGCACAAGCTGATGCAGAATATGTATTAACTGAGAAAGGCTTAGTTGACACAGAGTGAGTAAAAAAGACATTATAGATAAAGCTAAACGTGATGTGGCTGCTATGCCACGTTTTGATTTAAAATGTGCTGTTTGTCATAGAAAGTATGGTAAATATTTTGTTTTTCACCACATAAAATATCTAGATAGTGATAAAATATATTCTGATTTTTCTAACACTTATGCATACAATGAATATGTTTTACCTATCATAAAAAAAGATCCAAATAGATTTGCCCTACTTTGTAAAAAACATCATACTTCTGTTGAAAGACTTAAAATGTTTACAAAAGAGAACTACGAAAGGCTTATTAAATTAGCCAGTGAAAGTAGAAATGATGGGCGATCAAGAAAAACATCCAGAAAACCTACCAAACGAAAGGTTCATAGGAGAAGGAGAACGAGGTGCTTTATCCATTCTAAAAAGCATATTCGGAAGTGAATGTGAGTATAAGATACAATATTTATTCTCTAAATTAATGAAACCAGATTTTTATGACACGTTATCAGAGAGACAGCTACGAGAAACGTTAGATATTGTCATAT